CCCACGTGGAAAAAGCTCACCGCAGTTTCGCGGTGCGAAGCGCCTGCTTCATAGTTTTCTTCAGCATGAGCTTCATATGCTTGCTGGCAAACTTATTCATCAGCCCGTGGAAGTCTGTTTTCTTCTTATAGCGCGGCATATGGTCAAGTATGTGGAACATCTTCTGCGGCTTGCCTTTGCCCGTCACGCGATAGATACCGCCCGTCTTATTGCCCCCGCCAAACTTACCTAAGCTATGCGGGCCAGCCGCAAAATATCTCACGCCGCTCTTGCTGTACGGCTGCTTGACGCCAGCGCTTACCTTATTGACCTGTGACATCAGAATGTTGTTCTTACTGCCTCCAGTGCGGCTTGTAGGCGTCATAGCCCTGAATATGCCATTGTAGGGTATCTCACGCTCAAAGCGCTTCTCTACGCCCTTTCTGGGGCGCAAGCCGCCCTTGTCCTGCACCTCAAGATAATGCTTGCCTACTTGCTTGTCCTTGCGCCGTACAGTCATCACAAGATTGCGCTTCTTGGCTGGCTGAAAGTAAAACGCATTCAGCGTGAAGGCATTAGCGTTTGTAAACTTGCGCTTCATATCGTTCTTATTAATGCGCACTAGAAACTTGCCGGTTTCATTCATGGCCTTCGATGTGGCAAACGGGATCTGCGTCTGCACCATATTCGACAGCTTGCGGTTTAGCTTGGCCGTGTCGCCCTTCATTTCAAACGAAAACATATAATACCCCTACGTGGTAAAAGCTCATCCCCCTACGTGGAAAAAGCTCAGTGTATTTCCTCTATCATTCCATTGTCTGAGGTAATCATTTTAATCACCACCAGCATTGCAATCAGGACATCCCGCGTCTCAGCATCATCAGCAATACGCTCATCGATAAAGTCGAATACCTTATCTATTTCTTCGGCATCCATCTCAGCGTCATCACTTGGGAACCTTACGATGCTCATCATGCTAACTTCCTTTTCTACATCATAGCACAGGATTGCACAAAAAAAATCCCCCAGCCTAAGCCGAGGGAAGTTATGAGGCCCAACCACGACAGGGAGGTAACGTGGCAGGGGAGCAGGCGCATCTCTGCGTAAGATGAGGCTACTCCTTATGCAATTCATATGCAAGCGCCAGATAGCCTATGGCGTCTGCAATGCTATCCCTGTGATAGTCACCCTTCGCTAATCTAGCAAGCTTCAGATCAGCCATCATAATGCAAACCTCATAGGATGACACATAGTTGCCCATGTGCTGCGTCCATCGCTCTGCAATGTTGGCGAAGTTTTCTGATGGCGTTCCATAGTCAGCCTGCCGTTGACCGTGAATGAGGTTGCTTGCCTCGCGCAGTATTTCGTTTCGTCTTGTTGGTTGATCCATTTGATTACATCCAAACTTATGGTCAACAGACGCTAACAACTTAAACTGCCTCTTGCAAATCATTGACCGCAAGTTTAGCGGCCATTTGCTTTATGCTGCCTAAGTCTAAGTTCGCGTCAACAATAGCCAACTCATATCTGCGGCAGAAAGATAACAACGCAGATGATGCTTCATTTCTAAACTCAGCCATCATCTCATCGCTATCTGGATCAAACGAAACATAACCTCCACCCTGCCTCCTGTTCGACAGCGGCGATATGTGCAAAGGCTTCTCCACGACCTTTATATCATAGACTGATGTGTCTATGCTTTTGACCTCATAAGTTACACGCAAGCCACTTATGATCGACCTAATGCGGCTATCATAATACTGATTGGCCGCATCATGCTCGTCCTTGTCAAACACAAACCCATAGAACGGATGTTCAGGCTGCTCCCTTATCCACTCACGCAAGTCAGAAACTTGAACAGTGTTTTGCCCAGTTGAGTTAAGATATTCGTCAATAAGCTCTTGACGCATTTTTTTCGTAAACTTCATCACTCTCTCCTTTATATCCAGTGACCGCCCTGCCTAACCAAGACTTTCCGCTTCTTTCCACACCTAGACCGCCTCGCCTGACCGCACCCCGACTGACCGCGCCGTACCTCTCCATGCCGCACCTCGTCCGTGACCGCCTTGACCTGCCTTGCCGTTCCGCATCGGACCGCAACAGACCCCGCCGCACCATTCCATGACCGCCTCGCCTCAACTCACCGCGCCTTACTAAACCAAGCCTAAACCAACCTTGACCGCCATAGCTAACCGCGCCCGACCATGCCACACCTTAACCCGCCAGAACCGCCACAACTTGCCGTGACCCATCTCGCCGTACCATTCCATGACCGCCTGACCTGACCTGACCGTACCATTCCAATCCACACCTTGACCGCCACACCCGACCCGACCAAGCCGAACCGAACCACGACCGCCCTGCCCCGCCGTACCTGAACCGGCCGGACCACGCCGTGCCATGCCGCGCCTTAACCCGCCAGACCCCGACCGCCTTGAAATGGGGCAACCGAAGCTGCCCCAACCATTCTTACGCTGCTCGCTTAACGCGCTCTTCTTGCAGCATGTTATAAAGCTCTTCTGTTTCGGCATCTGCCATCTCAGGAACTTCCATTGCATGAGTTTGAACCATGCGACCTTGCTTCTTGATTTCATCAATCCTGTCAGCCATGTCACCACCGCCATCTGGATGCACCGTAAACGTTCCGTAAGACCCGCGACCCTTTTCCTGCCTAAAGTCTCCTATGCCCACCAGCATCCCAGCGTTAATCAGCAGTGATGATATTGAATGAATGCTTAACGTTGGAGTGACAAACGCTATATCAACCTCAGCGCACCATTCTGGCAGGAACGCCCTTGTTCTGACACCTGGCGTTCTGTTCATATCCGCAGATCGAACAACATCCATTTTAAGCTGCGGTTTACCCCACACCTTAATCTTTTGCTCAGGCAGGAATATCAGCCTTTGCACTGACGTCTTGGTAATCCCAGCAGTTTCTAATGCTGCTGTTGCCATTGCGCCCTTTACCGCTGGCGCAGGGAAACCCAAAAGAGTTTCGCCGGTTAGCATCCGATAGACGCTATCGTTGAACTCTTCTTCTGGGTTATGCTTAATCTCCTTCTTTTCCGCAGCGGTCTTTTTGCCGCCTCCAATAAGAAGGGATCTTTTCGCCTTCGCTGACATCGCATTGTAGTACAACGGCGTTTGACCAAGTAATACAAATTTTACCCGACCTTGCTTTGCCGCTTCGATGTGAAGGTTTGCTTCTGCTTTTTTAGTAGCCATAACTTTTTCCTTTTTAAAGCTAGGGCAAGATGGTATAACCACCTCACCATTTGAGTTAGAGCGAGATTATGGGTTGCAGCCCTGTCTCGCTCATTTCGTTTATATCACGCCGAAATCATAATGCAATCACTTTTTTAATTATTTTTTCTGCGGCCCTACATTATTTCTTTGCAGTTCATATTTCCGCATCAGGATGATCTGACGCTCTTCTTCGCTCCACTTGGGCAGATCCACGCCCAACACTTTTCTGCGATTGGCGAAGCCTTCTAGCTCCTCCAAGCATGAAATCGCATTAACCTTCTCTTCAAACGTCATAAGTCAAAATCCCAGTCTTGGACATTTGGACACCCCTTAGGGGTGTGTCCTGTCTGTCCAAAGATGACCAAATTGTTGGACACTTGTCCAAACTGCTTGTCCTTCATGTCCAACCCTTACATAACTTATTGTTATCAATGAGAAATTGTTGGACATCCACCAACCTCTTGATATGTCTATCTGCTGTCCTTTGGGACACACCTAGCTCTATTGAGACAGCCTCTTTTAGGACACGTCTGGACACCCAATTTTCACCGAAATTTTCCACAATTTTGTGATATTCGTCCTTCACGACATCTTCAGCACGATCTTCTTTTGACATGCTTTTGCGGCTATCTTGTATCTCCATGAGCGCCACTGACTTTGCAGGATTGCCATCTGCGCCCATCAATTCTTTCTCCACGTGAATGAAGTTTTTTGGCTCAGGTATCATGGCGTCCTTCATTTTTGTCCACTTAACTTCCACCTTGGCGATCTGATCGTCGCCCCATTTCTCCACCATAAATTCGCAATCGACAGCCCCCAGAAGCGCAGAGCTACCCCTAGCGCGATCCTTATTACCGTGGCCGGTATGATGTACTGCCAGCACAGTGCAGGAATAATCATCCCGCATATCATCGACTGCCCTAATCATTGCGCCCATCTGCTGGGTGCTATTTTCGTCTGCTGCACCCATTGCTCTTGCCAGCGTGTCGATCACGATAAGCGCTGGCTCGCCATGTTCTTCTACCATGCTATCCACTACGCTGCGCAGCTCTTGCACATGCTCATCATCTGTTAGCACAATGGAGCGGCTTGATTTAAATAAGGGTAGCCCCTTGAGGCTGACATCATTCTCTGATGCCCATGCGGCGGCACGTCTGGCAAAACCATTGTGGCCTTCACCGGCAATATAGAATACTGGCCCACCATCCACAGCATGACCGTGAAACTCTTTCTGTGCAGCTATGCAGAGCGCCATATCTATCGTGAGAAACGTTTTTCCTGCCGCTGGAGCGCCAAAGCATACTGCAAATGTATTCTTCTCTAGCAGCCCATCTATGATCCACTCTGGCGCTTTAAATTCCAGATCCCCTAGTGGAACAAATAGTTCCCTTTTTTTGCGCACCTTTTGCAATTCAGCGGCCACTGCTGGTCTGCCATCGCGAAGCATAACGTCATTCCAATCGTCGCCCTTTCTGCGTGGCGCTCTGTATGGCATTCCTGTTTTATTTGCTGCATCTATGCCTGCACTATCGTTGTCTGCTGCTATGACAAACGTGGCGTTTGGTTTGGCTTCTTGGAGGATAGCTGCCACCTTTGGTAGATTACCGCTGCTCAGCGCGTATATACATGGCCTGTCGGTGCTTATGTGAACTGACACTGCTGTGGCCCAACCCTCTGCAATATAGGTCAGCCCGTCAGCGGAGCCTCCTATGACAGCAAATGCATTTTCCGTTTTGCTGCCTTTATTGAACTTCTTATCGCCATCTGGGCCGATCCTTTGTGATCCTGCCTTTTGCAGCTTGCCATCTGTGAGGTGATAGAACGGCACGACTACGTTACCGTCTAGTTCCTGAGCGCCTATCAGAGGCACTCCTTTGCGCTCATGGTAAGGCTTTGGGGTTTCATCCTTAAACGGGTTTTTTGCGCTTGGCAGACTTGGCCAATCGCTCACCTCCATGATTGGCCATAGCTCCATGTCCAGCAATTTCTTTTGTATTGCCTTCCAGTCGCCACATTGCCTGCAATTCACGCTGACGTTGCCGCTATATTCCTTAATCCAGAAGCGATCATTTCCGTTGCAATTCGGGCATGGCCCTTTATATTCGCTGCCATGCCTTTTCAGCCCTAGCTGATTGGCTATTAACTCGCCCCAGACGTGCCATTGTGCATCTGGATACTTGTCTTTTTTGTTGTTTCCCATTATAAACTCCATATTCATACTGCTCCTTGTAAGGGCGCTGCGCTCTCCCACGCAGCGCCCTATTTTTATTTAGAACGGGATTTCATCATCAAATGTTCCGCTTGCTGGTGCATCGATGACAGCCGCTGCTGGTGTAGCCGCAGGTAAACCAAATGGATCATCTTTTGGCATTGTGTCTGCAATACTGACGAACCCTTCCATTGCCGCAAATGGTGATGCCTGTTCCAGTGGCTTATGCTCTATGACCTGCACAGCCCGCAGCCTGAGCGACACACCGGCATCGCGCATGTTATATGGCACGAATGTCACTGCTACGTTTACGGTGCTGTCTGTGGTCAGCATAAAGTCATCTGCCAGCTTATTGCCTTTGGCATCATATTGGCCAACGCCATTGGTTAGCTCTCCGTTATAATTGCCTTTGAGCTTGGCCTTAGCGATAAAGATTTCATCGCCATCCTTTTTGAATGGCATGTTAAACTCTTCTGGCCATTCTGGCTTGCGCTTTGCTGCATATGCCTTGCGCATTTCATCTAGCAAAACCTTCGCTTGGTCACGTGTCATCTTGATTGACATCTCATATGCCGCATTGGGATCTTTGGCATCACATGGCACTGATCTTTGTTCCTCAGCGGAATATTTGTAGGTTTTGTTGATACGTGGCCACAACGCTTTAACGTTCTTGATGGTATATTGCATTTATTGCTCCTTTGCTTTTAACCATTCTGGTAGTTCAATGATATTAACCTCAGGCCAATCAGTCGGGTATGACTGCTCATCCTGAGCCTTCTTTATGCGCCGCAGAATATTCATCATTCTTTGATGCGCATAATCCAATACGCCATTGCTGAGGACGTGAACCCCTACAGCGTATGGCGGTGATTTTTCCACTGCGGCGAATATGCAGTGTGTCACAGGCAGCTTTTCGATTGCAAGCACATATCTGTAGAATGCCATTTGCAAATCATAACTGTATGACCAAATGTGCCTCTGAAACTCTCGCTCTGATGGCCCAGCGTCTAACGTGCTTTTTAGATCCAGCAGCAGGCCACCTTCTTTTACATAACAGTCTGGCCTACAGCGAAGTCCAAGCCCTGTTTCTGGACAGGTGACGAATATGCTGTGTTCTATCATTGCGCTGGGATGCCTCACGATTGAGGCTACCCTTGGGTGGCGCAATGCGCTTTCTGCCATTGCATTACAAATGTCGTAATCGCCTTGCGTTAGCAGAACCTTACCTTGCGCCTCTGCTTCTTCCTTAGCCTCGCTCCACGCCTTACCTCTGCGCGTCTCTGGGCCTCGTATAACGTGCCCTTCGCTTGGCTCTAGAGTTAGCTCGTGAAAAGCTGTTCCCAGCGCCAGAGCAGGCGTTTCAGAGCGTACAGCGCCCTTCCAGTGAGCCAATGACTTAGACGCAGCTTTGACATCACTGCTGCTGATTTCATCACGCTCATGGTAGGCGTGATTAGCCATGCGGGGATCAATCATTCATCATCTCCCTAACTAAGTAGCAAAATCCCTCTAAATCCAAGACAGCGACAAAGCCGTTGTCTTCTTCTTCGTACATGACCGCGTGTAGAGGAACGACAACACGCACATCACGATGGTCAAACTTATAGACAACACATGGCAGCTTGCCTGCGCGATTTGCGGCGCGACTGGCTTGACCCCACCAGTCTGGGCGCATTCCATCGCCAGACTTGTAGCGCTTGCATTCTATAACGAATGGAAAGTTTACGCCTTTTTCTGGCACTAGATCACCGTGATCGCCTTCGCGGTATTGCTCAAGATCGCGCTTGAACTTTATCCCAAGGTTATCCCATAGGTAATTGGCTATGCTGCGCTCAAACTGTGCGCCTTTTGCGCGTGAATTAACCATCTACTGCTGGTTGCTCCACATGAATGCCACGCTTTGCGAGGTAATCCCGCAATGCGCCTTCTACGATGCCTGCCATACTACGACGCTCTTTTTTCTTTATGATCTTCATAGCCTCAACTAAATCTGGGTCTATGCGCACCAACAACTGATGTAATTCCATTGCAATTCTCCTTTGCTATATTTTTGATATATAAGTGCTTGCAAACTGTCAAGGGATAGCATAATGATATATTTACTACCAAATGAAAGGAAATAAAATGAACCTCACAACAACACATGATTTTGTAATCACTCATATGATGGACAACGGCACGACATTTGGAGTGCGCGTTGATACTGGCGAAAGCGTACATGTTTCGCCCCGTTTATCTCAGCAATGTAATGCTCAGATCGATGACATCTGCACCGGCATATTAGTGCGCAATACGCAGTATAACGCAGATCGCACACCTTGGGTTGCCGCCTATGTAGAAAAAGCTCGTCCTGCGAAGGAAATGTTCAGCGAAATGTTTGGCGATATGCGCCCTGAGCCAGTCGAAGAAGCACCAAGGGAGCGTACTTGGGATGAGATAGCTGATGAAATTATTGCTTTCCTGAGCAGCCCAGAGGTTTCATACTGCGAAACATCAGACATTAGCGAGGCAGTCGATATGGAAACCCGCAAGTTAAGTAATCTTCTGGAGCATATGCACAGCCACGGCAGAATATGCAAAGCAGAGGTGCGCCAGAAGGCAGGCCAAGAGCGCGTATCTATGGCGCTGTGGTCTATTGATATGGGCGTGTACCAATGAGTTATTGCAGAGAATGTGAAGGCACAGGCCGCATAGAGCGCCGCAGCTTTATGCAAACAGCAGAGGACGCCACATGGGAAACATGGACGGAACCATGCCCCTATTGCGCAGATGAAGATGATTATGATTGGCGCGGGGAGGATCAGGAATGACAAAAACAACATGGATTGCCCTAATGGTATTTTCATCGCCATATGAATGCGCAGACTTTATCGAAAAGTACAAAGCTAATCTATATGGCCCTGTGCAATGCGTCATCCAATATGAAGAAACAAACACCGTGCGCCCTAAGCGCAAGCCGATACAGGAGAACAACAATGGCTAAATGGGATCTTACCAAGATCGAAAACTGCTCAACCGTGGGCGATTATATTGATGAAGATGATACACAGCCAAATCAGCCAACGTCGCTGATGATTGTGCGCTCCATTAGTCGCAAAGCAGATATTATGCGAATGGATGCTGGGCGTGGCCCAGAGCGCCGCACAATGAAGCAACGCGCTGAGGAAATCATAGCCCTCTGCGCGATGTTGGAGAGACGCCTATGAATGAACAGATGACGCTGCTAGACCGCTGGAAGGAAATGGCCACCATAGAAAACGCAAGGATGCACCGCCGCATGATTGGGCGGGATGATATGCACCCTTATTCTCACAAGCCTTGGGCAATCGAAGCGTTGCGCAAGGAAATTGAGCGGTGCCTGTCAAGACATGGTGAGCTATCTGTGGGTGATTTGTGCAGCATGATTGAGCAGGATGTGACGCATATTGACCTTGGCTTGAAGACCCTGCGTGAGCGCCGCAGGATTGTGAAAACGTCTTATATTCATGGTCAGCAGTTGTATCGGGTAAGCACAAAGGATGAGCGCCGCTTGTAGATCACCCGCCAAATATACCGATACAAAATACCGCGTAGCCAAATCATTGATTATGCGGTATTTTTATGCGTGGCCAACAGAAGCAGCATCGGACGTGCAGGCGAGTTTCTCGTTGCCGCCGAACTTGAGCAGCGCGGGATACGCTGCCATCGGGTAGACATGCAAGACGATGACCTATGGGTAAAATCGTCTAGCGGTGAGCTATTGACCCTGCAAGTCAAGACAACCCTTGAGCCACGCTCAGATCGTAGCCGACCATTGAACTACGCATTCACACGCGCTGATGGTGATGCGCAAATATTTGCGTATGTAGCTATGGATGTACGTTTGTTTATACTGCGTGGCCCACCAACCGGCAAAACGGTACGCATAAAGCCTGCCGATTTTACACAGCAGAATATGGATGGCAGCATATTAAGGTTTCTGGGTGGCTCGTGAGGCCAGCCGAAGCTGACCCCAAATCGTCATATCATTAGTTCAAAATGAGGGCCATCGATAAATGGCCTTCTGCCCTGACTTCTTCGCAGATCCACATATTCATTCATGGCATCTTCCATAGATCTACTTTGGCTCTTCCATGTGCCAATGCAATCGATCTGCCATGCAGCCCCCCAGCGTACTTTTATGCCAAGTGAATTAGCTGCCTCTGCCATTGCGTCAGCCAGATCGTCATAAAGATTTAGCTCCCATGAACCCCTACCAGAAATATAAGCCATAATATCGACTGCAAGGCCATCCAGATGCTTGCTCTTCATGGTTTGGCTGGCACCCTTAGCAACCAATGCTTTCTGCATCTCTAGTGTGCGCATACCTTGCACAACGCCAAAGTCAGTTTTGGTTAGATTGATTGCCATCTTAACAACTGCCACCATGCGGCTGTCTACGCCTTCTAGCCTATCAAGGCTGCGCTGTGATAACTTGAATGTCATTTGTTCCCCCTAAAGAACTTTGTTGCAGAGCGAACCCCGAAGCTAGCAGCGACTATAACGCCTAAAGTGTACTGATACCAGTCTGGCATGGCTTCCAGCGCTACAAACCCCTCTGCAACGGCTGTGCGACCCCATTCACCACAGAACGAAAGCACCAGTGGCACAGAAAACAAAGCCACAAGCCATTCATCCTTAAAGCTGTTCTGCGAGCCTTCAGCCATGATGCGCTCCCAATCGGCAACGCTGGTCTTTTCAGACAGCATGATTTTAGCTTTGGCCTCTGCCTCAGTTAGCTTTAGCTTAGCCGCTGCTGCATTTTTATCAGCCTTGCCTTGCAGCCATGATCCAGCAAGGTTTGCTATTGGCCCTATAAATGCTTGTATCATTTCTCAGACCCCAGCCAGACTGCAAACGCGCCAGTCATAGCGCCACTAACAACACTAATTAGCGCACTTTGTTGCGTACTAAGATCAGGCTGTTGAAGCGCCCATTCTATGCAGCGTATATACATCACCGTCATCACCAGCATCATCAGACGCGGCATAAGCTTATATTTCAGGATCTTCTCAAAGGTATTCGCCATGTTAAACCTCTATGTTGATGTTAGTGCCTTGTGGCCTGTCAGCAGTGGTCTTAGTGCCAAACCTATCATAAGCCTTGCCTAAGTCCAACTTCTGCTCCCTGAGCGCCTCAAGGTGCGTGTGGTTGGCTCTATGCTCCTTGGCT